TGATGTCAGCGTTGATTTCTGCAGAAGAACTGTTAAGTCAAGCTTTGAATATGCAATCTTATGGTGCTGAAGCCATCATTATTATGGATTCTACAGGCACTTATATGCCAAAAGATGTTCAAGAAAGGATATCGCTCTTAGTAAATAATCTCTCTGTATCAGTTGGTTTTCATGGGCATAATAATCTAGGTCTTTCTGTTGCAAATTCATTAGTTGCTGCTGAAAATGGGGCAGAAATAATTGATGCTTGTATTTGTGGATTTGGTGCTGGTGCTGGAAATACACCTTTAGAGTTAATCTTGCCTGTATTAGAGAAAAACGGATTCAATACTTCAATAGACTTTAATGTTGTCATAAAAGAAGCAGAATCCGTTTTAGAATATTTGGTTCCTGAAATACCAGTTGCAAATCCAGTAAATATTTTAACTGGATTGAATAAACTATTTTCTGGATTTGAAAAACCAATTATAAAAGCATCTAAGCTTTACAATATTGAATATTCTTCACTTATATTTGAGCTTGGAAATAGAAAATTAGTTGCTGGTCAAGAAGATCTTATTTTAGAAATAGCACAAAGTTTACAAAAAAAATGAAAAACTAAAATGCAATTTTTCCACGCAAAACATCGAATAACATCATCCAGTCAGCAATCTTTGCTTTGACTGGATTTTTAAATGCTGCGGGTTGATTTCTTTCAAAGAAAAAATGACCACTCCAAGCAAATGGATAAACAACAAGTGGTGTTAGTAGCAAAAACCAGTAATATTCAAATCTAAAACATCCTACAATCCATAGAATTGTAGCAACTTGTCCTAGCATATGAAGTCTTCTGCAAATTTTATTTTGATGCAAAAGAAGATAGTTTGCATAATATTCTTTCATACTCATATAGTACACACTCCTAATTTTTGAACAACTTTAGTTGCACAATCTTGAGCAAAATTAATTGCTCTATTGATATCTTTAGACCTTACCCATTCACAAACAAGCCCAGACATAAAAGTATCTCCTGCGCCTGACATATCCTTGCAATTTACTCTTTCAACTGGATGCATCAAGCTTCTATACTCACAGCCTTTGTCGGAATGAGTGATTATCAACTTCTCATAAAGATTTAGTCTACATATTGTATGTTTTGTCTTTTCAAACTCTATGTGATTTATCTTTATATAATCACAATCCAAACACCAATCATCAAGAATTTTTTTTGTATCGAGAAATATATTTTTATTATTTCTAGCAATAGTTGTTATATCAGATTCTTTTAAGAAGCCTTTGCAATAATCACTAATAACCAAGGCATCATAATGTACACCATCATAAAAATTATTTTTAATACTATTGACTAAATCTTGAGAAATTCGAGTAGCTTTATCATTAGTGTCCACTCTGATTAGAAGACTATTAGTTCTTTCGTCAACATATCTAGTTTTGAAAATATTTTCTTCTTGAGTTACAAGTTTACATTTTGCACCAATAGCATTAATGTTTGCACAAACATTAAGTGCCATACCCCCATTACTTTTCTCTTGTATTGGATTGAGTACAGGTGCTGGTCCTTCTGGAGCCAACCTAAAAGTGTGCCCATATATAAACACATCTGTACATGAATCACCTATGACTAGTATATTTATATCTTTAAAATTTTCTTTCATAATAATGGTATATTTTTATCTCTATCGGACAAAATAGGACTATCTAATAACCAATTTATACCTATTTTTGGATCTGACCATTTTACCGAGGTTTGAGAATCAACATCAGGATAATCTCCGTCATATGACCACTTATAGTGAAACACTGCTTTTTCACTTAATACTAGATGTCCATTTAAGAATCCAGGGGGGACTAAAACACTGACTTTGTTTATATTTTCAGAGTCTAATACGTAATCTGTCCAGAACAAATATTGTTTTGATGTAGGGTCAAAATTTACAACAACTAATTGTATTTTCCCATAAACACAAGTGATTAGTTTCCAAGATTTATCAGTATGTAGACCTCTTAAGACATTAAAATCAGAAGTTGCAATCTTGTCATGATTAAAGTCTAAAGCAGTTTCAGTGTTTTTCCATAAGGTGTAAAGTTCCCCACGATGATCTTTGAAACTATCGTGAGTATACTCTTTAAGGCCTTCAAGGGTATTGACCCTAGCCATTTAACACCTCAAGTAACTTCAAAATCTTTTCTTTCCCTAGCCCTGGATAATTGCCAATATACCAAGAAAAGTTATGAATATGCTCAATAACTGGATAGTCAGAAAAATCTTGATGAATAGATTTAAAGTAAGGTTGTCTCATTTGATTTCCACCACCAGACAATCCTCTCCTAAATTCAATTCCATTATCAGAGAGTTTATTCTCTAAAGCATTTCTTTTATCAAAATTAGATTCCTTAAGTATAACGATGAAAGCATAGTTACAATTGCCCTCAGTGTTGATTGCAATGTGATACTTTTCAGGACTTAAATTTGATATAAATAAATCGAAATTATCTATACGCTCTTGATTTTTATTATCGAGCTTTGGCAACTGAGACAAACCAATAACAGCATTGATTTCAGTACTTCTAAAATTGTGTGATGGCCGCAAGAAAATAAAATCAGGATTCAAATCTGGATTTGCTTCAATGATAGCTTCTTTCATACAAACACTGGTCATTTCTCTTGTCATTCCGTGAGATCTTAAAGCACGGCAAACTTGATAAAATTCCTCATTATTGGTAGAAATCATTCCGCCTTCAATAGTAGACATGTGGTGAGCAAAATAAAAACTAAAGTTGCTAGCAAATCCAAAGTTTCCAACTTTGCAGCCTCGAAAAGTTGTTCCATGAGATTCACAAACATCTTCAATAAGCAAAATATTATTTGCTTCACAGATTCCTAAAAGTTCATCAGTAATACCATTGATTCCTAAAACGTGAGTTAAGAATATAGCTTTAGTGTTAGGAGTGATTGCTGCTTTTAGTTTATCAATATCAAAAGAAAGATTTGTAAAATTTACATCTACAAAAACTAATTTATGCCCTGCAAATAATACTGAAGAAATGTCAGAAATCCAAGTAAGAGGAGGAACAATAATTTCTCCTTCTCCTATCATATGAGCAATAGCAAGCATAGTTAATTCATTTGCTGATGCTCCTGAGTTTACAAAAAGATTATATGAAGTTCCTAACCATTCACCCCATGCTTTTTCAAATTCGGCAACTTTGGGACCATTTGTAAGCTTGGGAATTGTATCTTGAGACAAAAAATCAATAACAGACTTAACGTCTTCTTTATCGATATTGTCATTCATCAAAGGTAAATAAAACTGATTCATTCTATTTCTCGTTATAAAAATCTCCCCACTCTACTAATACAGTGGGTCTATTGTCTGTTCTTAAGTAAGCATGTTTGTAAGCATCAAAAATCTGATTTGGTTCATCTAATCTAATAATATCTACAAAATCACACATTGCCTTGAATCCGCCAGTAAAGTCCGCTATATGTTGATGCTGAGGATGTAAAGGTCTTTGGGAGCCGATAGATGTTCTTATGATGATTTTTGGCTTATAACCACCATCTGACATTACTTTTATTTTATCAACATGATTAACCAGTTGATTTGCTGCTAATAAAAGAAAGTTCCACCTAGGATAGATTGAAATTGGTACAGTTCCATTTAATGCCATTCCTAGAGTCATACCCATTTGCATATCTTCGTTGACAGGAACTTCAAGCAATTTAGACTTATCTATGTTAGCAAGAGTATTTGTCATTGCTGTGCCTGGATATTCAACAGCCTGACCCAAAAACAATGTGTCATTTTGTTCACCAAGCCATTCCATAGAACGTTTTAGTTCGTCAAAATATTTCATTAAAATTGAATCCTTTTTCCAGCACCAGCATGAGGATAGCATGACTGGTAACTATAATGAATAATTTTTTCTTTATTTTCATTAAAAGTAAGATCAACTGTATTCCAAACTTTACGAGTATCTGTGCAAACTGATTTATTGTTGTCCTCAACTACAAATGTAATAGGCAAATCATGATTGACAGCATACTTGTAATTTTCAAAAAATGTACCAGTTTCTGAAGCCATATCTCCAACAAAACACCAAACGTGATTTTTTAGATTTTTTCTTTTGATATCCATAGCCACACCAGTAGCAATTGGTATGCTTCCAGTGACTATAGCAGAAGAATAAATACGATATTCTGGATAGCAAAGTGTGATAGATTTACCATCCAAAATATCTTGCATAAGGGTTTCTTGAGGCACACCTTTCAACAAACATTGATAGTGTGATCTCCAAGTGCAGAAAATCCAGTCATCATCAGAAATGTTTTCAAAAACATTAATAATTTGCTCTTCATTTCCATCATAAAGATGCACTGGAGACTTAATCACTCCTGTGTTAAATATTTCTGCAACTTTTGTTTCAAAGTCAATAAGTTCTTGTTCAGTGTACTTTTTCATTTACTTAGATAATTTTCTTGATACCAAGCAACTGTTTTCTCAATGCCTTCTTGAAAGGTAAATTGTGGCTTGAACCCAAGCTCACTTGATATTCTTTCAGTACTTACCATTCTAAAAGGAATAGTAGTAGGTTTAGAATTGTCCCAAACAACATCTGGATTTTTGCCAGTTGCTTTTAAAATACAATCTAAGATCTCACCAATTGTAATAGTTTGACCCATTCCAACATTGTATGGTCGCATTGGTATGCCTTTTTCCAGCACAAGCAAAGCAGCATTTACAACATCTTCTACATAAAGAAAATCTCTTACAACATCAGGACTTCCCCAAGCAGTAAATGGATTTTCGCCAGTTAAGACTCTATTGATTAATGCTGGTACAACGTGGCAAGTCTTGGTGTCATAATTATCATATGGACCAAAAATTGCTGTACCCCTAGTGAGCATAATCTCAGTGTTAGAAAACTTGGAGACATGCTCCATAAGTTTTTCACGATATCTTCGCATCCAGCCATAACCATAATAAGCCTTGTATGGTTCATCATCCCAATATTCATCCTCAGTAATTGGATACCGCCTATCAGGATAACCAGTCGAGCTATTTAAGTCCAGGAACTTCTTTACGCCTGTTTGATTACAAGCATCTAAAACATTTCCCAATACATTGATGTTTTGAATTGAAATTTGAATATCTGTAGGCACAGTAGATGGATGAGCAATGTTTCCTCCACTATGAATGACATAATCTGCATCTTCAACTAACTTGATACAATCATCAATATTAGTCAAATCACAAAATGGCATCACAGTGATATTTTCTACTTTTGTTTGAAGAGGCTTGTGGTGAATATGTGTAAATACGTTCGCTCCTCTCTTGAAGAGCCCTTCTATATAGTTACTGCCCAAAAATCCACTACCGCCAGTTACAACAACTTTCTTTCCTTCAAAAAAACTCATATTATTCCCCTAATGATTGACAAATACATTATAGCGCTGATCTAAAGTATTTTTATTATTTTTGAACCATTCTGTCACTACTCTGATGCCGTCCTCAAGTGAAGTGTTTGACTTAATTCCAAAACTTTCTGCCCTTTCAGTTGACATAATTCTAATTGCATCACCATTACCTTTATCTACAAGCCATTTTACTTCTAGATTTTCTTTACCAGATGTCTTGACAACAACATCAACTAACTCCTTGATTGTAAATCCTTTTCCAGAGCCTAAGTTAACAGGTAATGTAACTTTGTTTTCCACACACTTGATCATAGCGTCAGCAACATCATCAGCAAAAATAAAATCACGAATTGGTGATCCATTTCCCCAAACTTCAAGCACATCATTTTCTTGTGCTTTCCTGATCAAAGATGGGATTACCATAGAATTGACTGGATTGAAATTATCATATTTGCCAAAAATATTTGCTGGTCTTACAATTGAAACTTTATCCCATCCATATTGAATTGAATATGCCTCTGCCTGTAGTTCTCCCATTCTTTTAGCCCATCCAGCAAACTTATCATTTGGTGACGGAAAACTTGTCCACACATCGTCTTCATGAAAAACATCTGCAGGAGAATAAACTCCCACTGAACTTGTGTAAAGATACCATTGAACATCTGCTCTTCTTGCTGCTTCCATCATATTGGTGTTGAACTGAAGCATAGGAATCATAAAATCAGCAGGTTGGGTTGCACATACTTGAGGCGAACCCTTAACTCCTATGATATTGAAGACAAAATCTTTGCCTTGACAGATCTCTTCACAGTTATGTAGATACCTTAAGTCTTTATTCACAAAACTAACTTCTGGTTCTAAATCTGTTGGAAGATGTAAATCAGCGATTGTAACTTTTGCCCCTAATGCTAATATCTTGGAGACTAAAGCCCTTCCGACCATTCCAGCACCACCAGTCACTAATACATTTTTATTTTGAAACATTTTTGTATCCTTACAGATTTGTGAAATCTTTGTTCTTAAAATTAGAAATCATTTTATACGCTTGAAGCAACTCTTGAATGCCTGCATCTAAAGAAAAATTACAATTCCAGCCAGTACTTTCAAGTTTTTCATTTGAGACTACATAGTTTCTCTTGTCAAAATCTTCTTTGAATTGCTCTTCAATGATTACAAGATTAGGCACGTATTCTTTGATTTTTTGTGCAAGTTGAAGCTTGGACATATTTGCAGATGTTAGCCCCACATTGAATGCATTATTGTTGCAAGTTTGATAGTTTTCAATAAGATGAAGAAATGCATTTGCAACATCTCGTACATGAACATAGTTTCTCAAAAAATGTGATTCAAAGAGAACTAAAAACTCGTCTGTAAATGCTCTGTAAACAAAATCGTTAACAAGCAAATCCATTCTTTGTCGATAAGAAACTCCAAAAACTGTAGCCAAGCGAAGAGAGATACCATTTCCTGAATCCAATACTGCCTTTTCTGCGTCACATTTTGTTTGAGCATATAAAGAAAGTGGATTGAATGGACTATCTTCATTTATTACTGAATCAGAGCTTCCATATTGTGAATTAGTATTTGGTACTAGAAGTTTTTGACTTGGCCACATGAAAGCAACAATATCTTTGATTTGCTCATAGTTGACTGCTACTGTTAACTCAGGATCTTTTTTACATGCTGGCATTCCTACAATAGCAGCCAAGGGAATAATAATATCGTGAGTCTCTACTAAATCTGATAACAACTGGCTATCTCTGACATCACCGTAAACAAACTTAAAATTTTTATTATGGCAAAATGTAGTAAGAGAAAGTTGTTTGTAAATAAGATTATCTAAAACAGTTACAGAGTAGCCTTTAGACAATAAAACTTCAGACATTACAGAGCCAAGATATCCAGCTCCACCAGTGATAAGTACTTTGTTCATATTTTGATCACATTATACCAACGTAATGAACATATTATTTTTTTGATGGTATAAAGTGTTTATGAACTTGATTGTAAACTATATATGGGGTGACAAGTATACATTTTCATTGCCTCACAAATTGTATTTAGACAGTTTATCAAAAATTGATTGTTACAAATTGGTCATAGTTTACGACATGAGTGATGAAAATATAGATAGGTTGAAAGAAATTTACAATCATGTCGAAGTTATAGAAAAGCCAGATTTTCATTACACCTCGTCTTATGTTATTTACAAAACTATAGAAAGATATCAGTCTTTGTGTAAATATGTTTTGTTTACTGATTCTTATGATGTGATTTTTCAGTCAGATCCTTTTGAATACATTTCTAAGTTTGAAAATGAAATATTTTTAACTTCTCCTGGATTCAAAGTTAACGAGCAATGGCCTGATAGAAACTGGCAAGAGTATTTCAACAAGTCAGTTGGAGTTTCCTTAGATTTCAATGAAGACAAGGTTCTCAATGGTGGAATCATTGCTGGAAAAATTGATCCTATCCTCAACTTTTATGCTTTTGTTGCCTCTAACCTCAATAGAAATGGATGCCATATAGTTGATCAGACAGTTTTTTTGTATTTTGCTCAGCTAATGAAAGATCGAGGCACAATTAAGATTTTTGATACTCGTTCAGATAATTTTATCTATCATTGCCAAAATGAATACTTTTTTAATAGAGAAGAAAAACCTAACGTCATTGATGGAAAAATATACACTCAAGACGGACAACTTTATTGCATATGGCATCAATGGGATGACATTGGATATGAAGCATACTTGGACGATGATGGGCAGGTTTACATAAAATGAATACAATATTTTCGATAGTAAAAAATCCTAGTTTCATAAACGACAACAAATATAAACTATTCATTGAATCATTAAATAATCTTGACGGTGATACTAAAGTAGTAATATTGAATTCCACTTCATTGGATTTAAATCTCAAGCCCAATTCTAGGTTAGAAGTATTAAATATAACTCCTATGAATTCAGATTTGAATATCTATGGAGCAATTTCAGGGTATTTAAGCAATGATAAAACTAGCAATGATGGTTATGTTTTAGTCGTAAACATTGAACATATTTTATTCACTAGGAATCCATTTTCTTTCTTAAAGCATTTCAAGAAAGATTTATATTTTTACAGTTTGAATCATTTATCTAATGAATCTGCTCAAAGAAAAAATGAGTATGTAAATTTTGTCAAAACATGCAATTTCTTCATGGGAAATGATTATGATTCATACTCTGTAGGAAACCATATTTTTGGCGGAAAAATGTATGCTTTCAAAGCCTTATTAGTTACTTTGTTTTTAGAAGTTAATAGAAACTCAGCCCATTTGATTACAAGTCAATCTGTACTTTCCTATGTTCATAAACATTTTTTCAATCTTTTCGATATAACAATGTTTAACAACCAATTCTGCAAAGTCGTTGAAAGTCAAATGATGGCTGAGTCTGCTTATAAGAATGATGAAGAATCAAAGAAACAATATGTGATTATAAATCTATAATCACCAACTAATTTCCCAGTCCTTAAAGTCGGCTGCTAAACAATCAATTTTGTAATCTTTTCTACCACCGACTACTTCTTGAATCTTATTTTTTGCAGTATTTCTAATTCCATTTAATCCATGAGTAAGTTCAAGATTGTTACCATCTTTGATTCCCTTGCGATAATTGGTTTCATTATGCCAAATATGTAAATTCATCTGTGACAAAACAACGATTGCTCTTATGACTTCTGCGTCAACTACAGCATTATGTTCATTGATATGTGCTTGAATATCATGAACAATATCTGAAATTTCATCTGCATATTCTGACTTGTGCTCAGAAATAAAAACTTCTTTAAGTTGGACAATAGATAACCTATCGATTAACTCTGATAAGGTAGGTAGGTATTTACGATTCATAATCAGATTATACCAGACATGAATGGTATAATTGTAATATGAAAATTGTTTATATAACTGGTTGTCTTGGATTTATAGGTAGATATGTAACTCAGTTATTGTTAGACGAAGGTTATTATGTTTATGGCATTGATAGTTGCACTTATGCCTCGGAACAAGAAATTTTAGAGAGATGGACATCAAATCCTAAGTTTAAATTTGAAAAAAGAAACATTTGTGATATTGACAGATTAGTTGATTGTGATTTTTTTATAAATATTGCTGCCGAAACCCATGTAGACAATTCTATCAGAGATAGTAGAGTATTTCTAGACTCTAATGTTGTAGGTATTTACAATATTTTAGAACACCTGAAGATTTACAAAAAAGAAGGCTACAATATTCCTAGACTAATTCATTTTAGCACTGATGAGGTTTATGGAGATATTTCTTCAGGAGAACACATAGAAACTGATACGTTAAAACCTAGTAATCCTTACTCTGCAACTAAAGCAGCGGCAGACCAACTTATTATTGCTTGGTCAAGAACTTATAATATTCCATTCAACATTATTCGTCCAACAAATAATTATGGTATTGGGCAGTATGTTGAAAAGTTAATTCCAAAGTCTTGTAAATTTTTGGGTCTAAGTAGAAAAATACCACTACACAATTATGGCACTCCTATAAGAAACTGGCTACATGCAAAAGACACAGCATCTGCAGTGCTAAAGATCATTGAATCAGGTGTTCCAAATGAAATTTACAATATTGCTGGTGGTTTTGAGCAATCAAATATAGATACAGTGAAAAAAGTTATTGATTGCTATTTTGAAAAAGAAATTTCAGACTATGATCAATATATCAACTTTGGTTTGGAACGTCCAGGCCAAGACGTAAGATATGCTTTGAATGATGATAAAATTCGCAAATTAGGCTGGTCTCCATCTTGTAATTTTGATGAAGAAATAGTGAAAATTGTTGAACATTATAAAGGCAAATTCATATGGTAGATTCTTCTAACATTCAACTCCTAGACTGCACTTTGCGAGATGGAGGATATGTAAATAATTTTTCTTTTGGAAAAGAAAACATTTCTAAAATTGTGACTAATTTAAATTGCTCTGGGGTTGAAATAATTGAGCTTGGGTTTTTGAAGAATGGCGAACATTCCGCAGAACAAACACTTTTTAATTTTGTTGAAGAAGCGGAGCAATTTGTAACAAATATTAGTCCTGAACAGAAATTTTGTTTGATGATTCGTCCTGACTGGTATGACATTAACAAACTAACACCAGCAGTAGGTAAAATTAAGTCATTGAGATTTGCTTTTCATTTAAAAGATTTAGATTTATTGCTTGAACAAACAACTATTGCAAAAGATTTAGGTTATGAAATCATGGTAAATCCTGTTAATATCCTAAGTTATTCACTAGATGAATTAAACTATCTACTTCCGATACTCAATAAAGTAAATCCAGATTGTGTTTCTATAGTAGATACTTTTGGCTCTCTCTTACCAGCAGACTTAAATAGGATTTTTTCTATTTTTGATAATCTTTTAAATAAAGAAATTAAATTTGGATTGCATTTGCATGAAAATTTATCTATATCTTTAGCATTATCAATTATGTTTATTGAACTAATGCAAAACAACAGAAAGGGATATATAGATTCTTCTATTAATGGTATGGGTCGTATTCCTGGAAATCTTTGCACTGAACTTATCATGAATTTTTTGAATATAAAATCAAATAAAAACTATGATTTAAAACCTATTTATGATGTGATCGATAATCCTATTTCAGGTTTCAAGAAAAAAGAACCTTGGGGTTATATGCCTTCTTATGCAATAACAGCATATAAAAATACACATAGATCGTATGCAGAGTTTTTGATGAAAAAACCAGATATGTCATTGAATATGCTTACAGACATACTAGATAAGTTAAAGAATACAGAAGAAAAAGAGAATTTTTCTGAATCTGTTGCTGAGTTTTACTACAAAGAGATTGTTATAAATAATGATTAAAGTATCTGACTATATTGTTGACTTTTTACTAAAAAATCAAATTGATAAATGCTTTACAGTGACAGGTGGTGGAGCAATGCATCTAAATGATAGTTTTGGCCACAACACTAATGTCACTAATATTTATTGCCATCATGAACAAGCTTGCGCTATGGCTGCTGAAGGATACACTAGAGTTTCTGGCATTCCTGCAATCGTTTCTGTTACATCTGGTCCAGGCACAACTAATGCTTTGACTGGTGTACTAGGTGCTTGGTTAGATTCTTTGCCTATGATTATTCTTTCAGGTCAAATGCAACTTAATACCACATTGAAATCAACTCCTTTACCATTGAGACAATTGGGTTTTCAGGAATTTAACATTATTGATAGTGTTAAGTGTATGACAAAATACGCAGAGATGGTCACTGATGCTAAGTATATTGCTTATCATTTAGAAAAGGCATTATTTTTAGCAGAATCAGCAAGAAAAGGTCCTGTTTGGTTAGACATTCCACTAAATATACAATCAGAACTAGTTGATGAAAACGATCTCGTACACTTCACTTTTGAAAGTGAAACTAAAGAACACTTTGTCAATCGAAAAACAATTTCAGATATTTACACAAAAATAAATGCTTCTAATAAGCCTGTTATTCTTGCTGGTTATGAAGTAAGGATGTCAGATGCTTATGAGGAATTTTTAGAAGTTGTTTCTGCCTTGAAAATCCCTGTTTTGACTGAATGGAATTCTAACGATCTTATTTGGAATGACCATGAATACTTTGGAGGTAGACCTGGCACTATTGGGGACAGAGGTGGAAATTTTGTTTTACAAAATGCTGATTTTGTTTTAGCAGTTGGATGTCAATTTACTCTTAGACAAATAAGTTATGCTTGGACAAATTTTGCTAAAAATGCATATAAAGTAGCAGTAAGTGCTGACAAGAATGAACTAATTAAAGCAACAGTGAAGATTGATTTCCCAGTTGAATCAAATATAAAATCATTTTTATCTGAAATGATAAATCAAAAGTCTCTTGTAGCGAATCGAACTGAAAACACTAAGTGGAACAAATGGTGTAACAATCTAAATAATAAATACCCAGTAGTTTTAGAAAAACATTATAATACTGAATCACCCCTAAGTGTTTACGCCTTTGTAGGTACTTTGTCGAATTTGTTAAGCAGCAATGATACGATTGTTTTAGCAAATGGCGCTGCTTGTGTTGTTGGATTGCAAGCTACCAAAATAAAACAAAATCAAAGAATCTTTACTAACGCTGGCGCTTCTAGTATGGGTTATGGATTGACTGCCTCTATTGGTGCTTGTTACGCTAAACAACCAAAAGATAGGGTTATTTGTATTGAAGGTGATGGCTCTATCCAAATGAATCTTCAAGAATTGCAAACTGTTGTTCATAACAATTTGAATGTTAAAATTTTCTGGATTAATAATGATGGTTATCATTCAATAAAACAAACTCAAAATCTGATGTTTAAAGCAAAAGAAGTAGGCTTCTGTGGTGCAAACAAAAACAGTGGCATAAGTTTTCCATCTGCTGAGAAAATTGCTTATGCTTATAACTTACCATATTATAAGATTGAAAACACAAGTGATTTACAATTTGTATTAGAAGATGTTTTGAATAATGAAGGTCCATCAATTTGTGAAGTTATAACAAATCCTAATGAAATTTTTGAGCCTAAGTTACAATCTAAACTGCTTGAAAATGGCAAATTCTTTACTCCATCTTTAGAAGATATGTATCCATTTTTGCCTGAAGAAGAAATGAAAGAAAATATATTTGAATAAATATGAAAAATATCATTGATAAAGATATAAGTCTTTTTCTTCCAAAGAAATATAAATTTTTGTTATTGGGAGGCAATTTTTTGCTATCCAAAAGACTTTATGAAATTGCAAAAAGACAATTTGAAATAAAAAGAATTGATTATGATTTCAAAAATACGGAAGAATACTTTCCTTGTATTGATAGTCTGGGTTTTGATATTTTTCTAGAACCAGCAAAAAAAATTCAAACAATAATAGACTTGCATAATTCAAATGTTTTAGTTTTTACAAGTGAAATATTATTGCTCTTAAATGAAACAAAGTTTCAAGAATTTATTGAAGTAATAAAAGACTTGAAGAAGAGAAATATAAGAATTGTTTTTTTGTCAATAATAAATCCTTTGCACATATGTAAAAACAAAGAGCAAGAAATTGAACTGACAAATATGATGTCAAAATCTTGGTACATTTCAAGAATTGTTTTATTAAAAAATTTACTTGACCTGTCAAAAGACTTGTTGTTTCAATGTTCTTCATTCATAACTTATGTGCGTTCTAATATTCAAGTAAATATTATTGACTTGGAAAAAACACAACAAAACTTTTTAACTTGCCCAGAAGAATCACATTTTGAATTTCCCATAAGTATTGCAGACGATATTATAAGCTCATTGATAAATAACATTGAACTAGTTGGACACTTCTCTTACAATGAACAAAATTCTAGACAGATACAAATGCGCTTTATTGAAGATTTCTTGAAAACAGACTATATTTGTAATTATGTAAAGACTCAATCATTATGCTCAGTAAACCTTATTTATCGCAAAAAATCTAGTGAAATAGAAAGAGATAAATCAATAGCAAACTGGAGATATGACTTAGGAAAAAATCTTGGTCAGAATCTTTCAGATGTAATCAAAAATGAAATTGACATAGTAATTCCTGTGCCTGAAACTGGAAAATATTATGCCCAAGGATTATCTAATATTTTAGAAAAGCCGTATGTAGAAGCATTTTATAAAAAAACAGAGATTGGTAGAAGTTTTGATATTGCAGATGAAGAAAAAAGACAAAATTTTCTTCATTCAAAACTTGGAATATTAAGCGATTTAGTTGCTAATAAAGTCGTTGCAATAGTTGACGAAGCAATATTCACTGGGCAAACTCTAAAGCTCGTGAAGAGCTTATTAGACTCTTCATCAGTAGAAAAGATTTATTTTTTTATAGCAAGTCCCATTTGTTCAAAAAAATGTGATTTCAATATGATGCCTGATCGCAAATTGCTTTCCAGTGAGTATGGACAAGATGATATGGTTAGATACTTTAAAATCCAAGGTATAATATTTCAAGATTTAAAATCTTTCGAAGATATTTCTTTCGATGCTGGTTTTACTTGTACTAAATGCTTTAACTAATATGAATGTAGAAAATTTTTTAACTGAAACTGAGCATAATTTAAATAACACCATCTGTTTAGATTTTGATGGTGTTATTCATAATGATGAGAAAGGTTTTTATGATGGCACAATTTATGGTGAACCCATTGAAGGTTCTCTTGAATCAATAAAAAGCCTTTCATCAAGATATAAAGTTGTAATATACTCTTGCAAATCTAATCCTAAAAGACCACTGGTAGATGGAAAAACTGGTACAGAATTAATATGGCAATGGTTAGAAAAGTACAACATTAGAGACTGCGTATCTGATGTGACATTCAACAAGCCTCATGCAATTGCGTATATTGATGACAAAGCAATTCGATTTGAAAATTGGAATCAAGTCAATAACTTTTTAGGAAATTTATGAATATTCTTATAACTGGAGGAGATGGCTATATTGCATCTACTTTGCAAATACATCTTTCAGCACATCACAATGTAACTTGTATTTCCAGAAAAGATTTAGATTTAACAGTTTCATCAGAAGTTAATACATTTTTTGAAAATAAGTATTTTGATGTTATTTTTCACTGTGCAATTATTGGTGGAAGTAGATTAAAAACTGATTCATATTTTGAAATGGATTGCAATTTGAAAATGTATTACAACTTGCACCAACTCAAAAGTAAACATTTTGGCAAATTTATTACTTTTGGATCAGGAGCAGAATTACATTCTCCAGATACTCCTTATGGTTTAAGCAAATTAATAATCTGCAAGTCAATTTCAGAAACTAAAAATTTTTACAACTTGCGTATTTTTGCACTTTTTGATGAGAATGAGTTAGAATCAAGATTTATCAAAGCGAACATAAAAAGATATATTGACAAAGATACAATGATTATTCACCAAGATAAATATATGGATTTTTTCTACATGAAAGACTTCCTAAATATTATAGATTATTACGTCAAGAATGACTTTTGTCCAAAAGAAATTAATTTTACTTACAAAAATACTTGCAAACTTTCAGACATTGCTGAGAACATAAATAACTTGAGCGATTATAAAGTTGATATTTCAGTAAACGAAAAAGAAATAGCATCAAGTTACTGTGGTGAGTTTAATCTAGATTCTATAGATTGTAAAATAATTGGTTTGTATCAAGGTATTTTAAATACATATAATGTTTTAAAACAAAGATAATAATCAATAAAATAAAAGAGTATAATAATTTTATGTCCAGATTTGATACAGATTTAATTTTTAAGATAGATGATAAATGGTTTTGGCGTAAAGACGACCATAATCTCAAGACATTTAATGGATTGTCAAGTGAAACAGACTTACTAGAGGTTGTAAAGCCTTATCTAAAAGGAAACAGAGTTGTAATCCAAGCAGGCGGAAACTGTGGGATGCAAGTTGTAAAGTTTGCCGATCATTTTGAAATGGTTTACACGTTTGAACCCGATCCAGTAAACTTTCACTGCTTGGTAAATAATCTTCCATACAATAATGTAATCAAATTTCAATGTTGCTTGGGAGATGACCACAGAATGGTATCTATGACAACACTTCCAAATGAAATTGGTGGTTTCTATGTCAACCCGAATTACGGAACAACACCAACATTAAGGATAGATGACTTAGCATTGAGCCATTGCGATTTCATTCAATTAGATGTTGAGGGATATCAACTATTTGCTTTGATGGGTGCTGTAAATACAATCAAAAAATTCAAACCTGTCATTAGTGTTGAATTTGACTGGGCATTTAGATACAACGTAAATGTTGGTGATATTAAGTCTTTTATGGCAAACTTGGGTTACGAAAAAGTAGAAACTTACACTACTGATCACATTTACACATATCAAAATCTTTCTTTTAGTTTATGAACATCTTAGTTACTGGTGCAAATGGTTTTTTAGGCTCAAATATATGTAATTTGCTGTCAAAAAATCATAACATTTATGCTGCCTCTAGAACATTTACTAAATTATCAAAACATAATATAGTCTGCATTCGTTCTGAAATGTCAGACTATATTACTTTAAACGAAACTATTAAAGATAATAAAATAGATACAGTTATTCATTGTGCTTGGATGGGAGGAAATTCATCTAAGGATACTAATGAATTGTGGCAAACAGAAAATATAAGCTACAGTACTATTCTATTAGAAGCTTGCGCAAAACACAAAATTAAACATTTTATTGGTTTTGGTTCATCTGCAGAATACGGAAATCAAAATACTAAATTCAATGAAGACACAACGTGTTCTCCAACTACAATGTACGGAGTTAGCAAAAATTGTTTTAAAATGATTTCTGAAAATTATTGCAAATCTAATAATATTTTGCATAGTTGGATAAGGCCAGTATATACTTATGGCCCAAATGATGTAGAGACTAGACTGATACCAAAAGTAATTTTGTCATTACTCAAAAATCAAAATTTGACATTGAATAAATGTTCTGCTGTAGTAGATTACTTGTATGTTGAAGATTTTGCCAAAGCAGTAAAAATTATTGTCGAAGAAAAACTTCAAGGCAACTACACTGTTTGTTCAGATGGAGAAATCGATATAAGAAACGTAGTTACATCTATATACAATAAAATAAATCCTTCTTGCGTACTTAACTTTGATGATGAAATTGAAGAAATAGGCCCTAAGTATGTTTGTGGTACATCTCAAAAATTAAGGTCAGTAAGTAACTGGTTTCCTGAAATAGATTTTGAACAAGGTTTAGAACAAACTATTTCTTATTTTAAAAAGTTCGTATAATGAGATTATGAATAATCTGTTGCTTAATTTTTTACAAGGTGGTCGAATTCTAGAATCTTTAGATGCTGAAATTTATCTTTCATCTTTATCCAAGCTCAAAACATTTAAAAAACTTGTTTGTGTTTTTGATGTTCCAGCAGAACAGATCGAAAAACTTAAAAAATATTACGATTATGTAATCCCGGTTAATTCTGGACTTGTTCCTGTAAACTTTTGTTACTTAGCATACTTCAATTGGCTGTGTGAACATGGAAAGGACTTTGACTATGTAATGCACTGCGATATGCGTGATGTTGTTATTCAAAGAGACCCATTTCATTTTATGGAATCACATCCAGATAAAGAACTATTTTTAGTTTGCGAAGGTATGAAGATTGAGGAAAATGATTGCAATCAGATGTGGCATGATTGGGTTCTTAATACAATAGTTTATAATAAAGAAAAGTATAGTGATTCATATGTTTTAAATGGTGGAACATATGGAGGGAAAACAAACGCTTTCTTGAATTATTGTACTCTCATTCTTACTGCTATGAATAGGAAGTACAACTATATTATTCCTGACCAGGCAATGTTAGGTTACTTGTATAGGCAACTTAATCAAAACCCAAATGTAATGCTTACACATCCTATGTCTGATAACTTTTGCGCTACAGGAGAGGCAATTAAGAGAGATAATGTAACTGTTACTTTTGACGGTAAAAATGTCTGCACTGTAAACAATGAACCATTCTATCTATTTCATCAATGGGATAGAACTATTTATGCAGACACTTTGAGACAAAAACAAGCGAATACTTTATCTTTTTCTATTTAGCCTAATTGTCTTTCAACATCTATATCTATGTCAGCAATTGAACTTTTCCTTGACTCGTGTTTGGTAGCCAAGATTAGTTGCATAGTTTCAAATTCTTTCATAGACAATTTTGAGAACTCGTCTCTGCCAAAAGATACTAAACCTCTAAGCATGTAGTCTATTTCAACAATAATAGGCGGAACAGGATATGTTTCTGTGTCATTGGGGTTAAAGTATTTTTTGGCAGATATGTAATAAAAGTTTGCTTCATCTGCCGAAAGATACAAATAATTTTGATATTGCACCCAAAGTTTTTCAACAATAGTGTGGTCTAAAAAGTCAATTAACGACTTATTATATTCTGGGAAAAATGTAACTCCATCTTCAGAATTATAAGCAGATAAAATTGCAATATTTAATATTTCTCTTTTTTCAAATTCAGTATTTTGATAAACTACATTGTCTTTCTTGCGGAAAGACTTAGCGTCAATAAGCAACCCTTCTTTCCAAGTAATTTCTTTAATCAAAAATTTGACATTATCAATATCAATAATGTGTACTTTATCTGATTTTACTTTTTCGTAATATTCTAAAAACTCTTTCATGATATATGAAATTCTGAAACCAGAGGATTTCCAGTACCAAAATATGCTGTAAACTCACCAAGCTTAGCAACAAACTTATACTCGTGAGTGTAACCGCCTGTTGGACTAATTTGTACATCAGGATTTGACCAATCTACATTCTTTATTCTATAAAAATATAATGGCCCAAATGACATAGTTAGCGAAGTTGTGTTCTTGTTTACAATACTAGTATTCACATAACTAAATATCTTAATGGATCCTGTCACTTCTCTTGAAGACAAACTTGCGAATCTTGGACCAACTTTGTCACCAAAATAAACTGGACTTGAGCCATCGTTCAACAAATCTCCACCAGGCATTGTAAATTCAAACAAAATGTTTTGACTTACTTCTAAGGTCATACTTACAAGCCTGAAATTAACATTTTTGCTATTTCTAACAAAATTTATAAAGCTTGCATACGATTTGTGAAATGTTGAAGCATCGAAAAAACAATCAGTTAAATTAATAGGCCTATAATAACTTTGAAATGGTAATGACGATACGCCTGTAGAATTCAAAGTTAGATTATATTCTGGCAAAACATTACCATCTAAATCAAGCATATTAGTTCTTGCAGTTGTAGTGAAAGGTTTGTAAGGCGGAATATTACTAGGAGATATCATTGATTTACCTCCTGAAAATGATGCTTGAATTTCTACATCACCAACAGAACTAGAACCATCTACAGAAATTCTAAAACTGCTCATGAAGCATGGACCAAACGTTTTGTGTGTGGGAATAGAAGATGCAGTCATCATTGGATACAAAGGTATAACACTTGCTTTGTAAATAAGATACTCTGCATCATATTGAACATTAAATGAAGTTGAATAAAGTGGATTAAACGAAAAGTTTGCTGAGTATTTTTGTTCTGAAAATATTGGAACGTTATTTAATGTTAATCCAGTAAAGTTTGCAAGAGGTTTGTAAATATTGTTTCCTGCATTGTCATTATATGATGAACAATATAATGGAAAATAATTCTTATTGCTGCCTAGTAGATTTTGAGGATCATTGAAAAAAGGATCAGAAAAAATTGGGACTCGAGTAAAATGACCATATTCTTTTCTGTTATTAGAAGCAGTGTATCCTAGACGATATAAATCCCAAATATATGCTCTTGATTTATTTGAGGCTTTATTTATTCTATGTCCACCATAACTTAAGATTAGTTGTGAGCCTGGAATAAAAAGTTTTTGAACATCAATGTTATTTAAGATATCAGTAAGATAGATATTATGTGATGATGCTGGAGTGTTGTTAATAACATTTGAAACATAATTTGGCAATTTACTTTCCGCCTGTGAGCTCCAACCATTTCTTTGAGAGAGCTTTGACTAATTCATATCTCATATGATTAACATTATTGATATCAGGATAATAAACTTCTGTTTGATCTTCTTCTTTATCGTCAACAATTATTTTTTCTGTTATTCTGATACTTGAGAAAAAGGTAGATAAAATCATACGACAAAGAACTGAAGTCCTGAGAAGAGGATTGCCTGTAACTGAATTTATAATTGTTGATTCTTCAATAATGTGTGACATCTCACTAAAACTTCTTGCCTTGACATCACAAGAAATTACTGACGAACCTGAAGGACTTATCTTATAACAAATAATTTCTTTTTCAGCATCTCTAATGACATCACAATTTAATTTGAGCTCAAACCTTTTGCTTGCATCAACAAATATACTCATTAATAATTTCCTGTTGCTTCTAAAGTGAAGTCCTGGGTATAGTTTTGAGTAACAACTTGAAATGAAACTGTATTTTTTTGATACTGTTCACTGCCATGTTCTTGTGATTGTGCTGTCCAAACAACTTCAGGCAAATCAAGTTTCACTGGTCCCATATTGAAAGTTATACCACCATTGTTTACACTTGAAGGACCTGATAAAAACTCTGTCATCAAATACGGCTTCATGGGACCAGTATAAGACATTGTTCCTGATATACTTCTCCCTTCGCTGTAATACCCAAAAGGAAGAAGATTTTTCATTTTATTTTTGACAGCTACGGAAGATTTAGAATTCAAAGTATATACTGGCTTTAAGTTATTTGTAATTTCAACAGAGATACTATTTACAAAAATACTATCTAGTCCGGTTTTTTGATAACCTTGAAATACCTTGCTGTCACTTACAGATCCCAAGCCAAAATATCCGTAGTCTGGTATATTTTTACTTACTTGTAAACTGTATCCATTTAAGAGATAACTTGGTTTTTTAGTCAAATATTTTTGAACAATAGTTTCAAAGTTATTATAGATACTTGTCTGATACTTTCTATCTACACCAAGTACTTTCAAGTCAACTTCAACATTGACTGTTTCTCCAGGGGTAAAACTAATTGAAAACTTATCTACAAGGCAACCAAAAAGTAATCCTTGCTTAACTGAAAATAAATTGAAAGTAGAATCTTTAGTATAGTTTTTTACATAAGAGGCTATATAACTAGTATCTCTTACAAAAGATGTTCCCAATCCGCTTGACAGTGTTATAGACCTGTTTGCTTTAGAAACACTTATAACTTGCACACTTTGCGAAGACTCAGTGATGTCATTCTTTATTTTAGCAGTGAAAGGTGTGTCAACTGCTAAAATTTCTGCAATATTATCAACATACAACACACTAGTACCAGTGCCAATAGTTGCTGAATTTGCTGATGTAAATCTGGATAATATCGATGTGGGTGAACCATATTTTGCTTGCATACAGTAATCAAAAAATGCTGCAAGAGAAAAGTCCATATATCCCCAAGCATCTATTCTAAATGGAAAACGTAATGTTACTGTATTCTCTATATGACCTAAGCTGAAAGTTTGAGGATTGATACCCTCACCAGCCAATCTTTCAGTGCTTATCTGTTGATTTTTACCAATAGAAAAGTTCTCTACTGAAAAAATATAATTTTGGTCAATATTATCAAAATTAAGATTATAGTCAGGGTCCTCACCATAATCTTTTGATAAAACTATCAAATCAAATGAGCCTAAATCATATGACGGATACGAAATAATACTTTGAAAGTTTTCGTATGATTGTTTGTATATGTGTTGTGTTGCTACTGATTCAGAGCTAGCAATACCAGATACACCAAGCGTAACGTCAGCAAATGCCCTGACATTATTGTTAGATTTTCTCATAATATTTACGGCACAGTTTCCACTGTAATTAAGTCATAAATATCCCAAATTATTGGACCATTGCTTTCTCTGTTTAAGTTTGTCCCAGGAACCACATAAACATCTAGCACTCTATCAAATAAATCGACTTCTGTTCCCAAAATAAATCTAGTATTTCTTGTTGTTCCTTGAGGTACAGTTGCACTTAAAGTCTTGACTTCACCGAATGAGCCGTTTCTTGCTGTTACATATACTACAAGATCATTTTTGATAGTTGTATCTGTAGTTGTAGCAATGCCTGTAGCAGAACCATTAAGTCTTATGGCAGATGTTGATAAGTCGTCTACTTGAGGAACATAAACTGATAATCTTCTTGGCTCAAATGAGATTCTGTTTGTAAGTGATATGCCTTTTCTTACAACTTCTCCTATGATGTTTCCATTATCTAAGTAACCTCTTGCTTCAAACCAAAGCGTTCCACCAGTGCCTGTCCAAGAAACTGCATTGTCTATTGAAGTTTTTGCAACTCCTGTGATTCCGCTTGTAGTTCTTGTAAACAAAGATGTTGTGCCTAAGGCTGTCGCAAAAGATTCTGGCTTATTTATCATTACATAATAAAAAGAATCTTCGACAACATTTACTCCAGTGTCAAACTTGACAGTGTATGTATTTGTGCCTTGTGCTATGTCGCTATATCTTAAGTATGCTTGGCTACTCAAGATACCATTATAAGTAGGTGTAGAACCTGTTGCTGAAAATATTGAGAGTGCTAGTCCTGTGTTTCCTGTGCCTGAAGTCTGACCACCAGCATCATATAGTAACTTTAAGCTCACTCCACCAATATATGCATCTTCTTTAGCTTGGAAAAGAAATGCATTGAATCCATTTACTAAAGATAAACTTGTATTGTCTGTGTATGATGGAATAGTATTGTAAGGTGGATATTGTATTTCGTCAATATTGGTTATTTTTCTTTCGTAAAGTTCGTCTGTAAGTCTAGGCTTTTTATAAATATTATAGAAAAGCACGTTTGATATTGCAGTCCCTGTCCAATTCAATTCAACAAAATAATTATTGCTTGTTGTATTTGAAGAAATTAGATTGGTATAGGTATTTGTTGACTCAACATACTCAGAACCAGTAATATTGTATACGGTAGAAACTCCATAAATCTGAGTTCCGCTATGTAATGAAGACAAATAGTTTGAACAAGAATATGTAGCGGCTGTCAATCCTACAGCACTAAAACTTGATGTATTACCAACTGCCGAATTATATGTATTCAAGTCTCCTCTGAAAATAGCAAAAGTGTGTTGTAAATCTTGACCTGTTGTGTTGTAATATGCTTTTGCAAAATTATATGGAAACTCAAATCTTTCTAAGCCGCTAAAACTTAAACCCTTAGAATAATACTCATTAGGTCTGAATGGTTGAGTTGATAGTAATTCTCTAACAGTAAGCCCACTAATATTTGCAGTGTAAGTTATATAGTTAAATATGCCATTCATAAGTACACTCAGATACTCATTAGACTTATAACTTTGCAATAAACTCAATGTGTCGTTACAGCTTTGAATAATTAAGTTTTGATCTGCCGAAGTGCCTAAAATAGGATCGCTTGAAGTGGCTGTTGGCATATCAATTGCAGTTCTTGTGAAACCTGTTCCTGAAGAAATGACAACTGGGTTTTCAGGATTTTTGCACAAAACTTTTGCAATAGGTAACCAACTTTGTGGTAATGGTGGAAAATACTTAAAACCTGTAATATATTCCAACGCTTCTTCAACAGGAAATCCAGTTATGTATTTAAGTTTTGGTTGAAATATGAATGTGACTGTAGAATTTACATATACAGCATTAGGAAGAGTGCCAAACGAACTTCCATTATAATACGCAGGATCAATAGTTAGTGCTGTTCTGTCATCATTGATACCAGAAAATGTTATGACAGAATTTCCTACTACTCCCTGTATTGGAAAGCCTAAATTTTCTGCTACATTTACATCATTTACATAAAGTATTGAAGTACCAGCAGCACAGTTTTGAGTCACTGTTGTAAAAAATAATTGCTTTGCTTTTTGTACTTCTTCTAATGGTAATCCAATAGTAATCCCATACTTATAGCCATCTGAGCCAACAAAAGTATCAGAGTAATCTTTTGACCATTCTTTTCTTAATGGTATTTTTTGTGTTGTTGTTTGAAGCAAACTGCCATCATAAGCAACTTGCCCACCATTTATTGTTAAATAATATGGGTCACTACTCAAGCTGTACGTAAGTCCGAAACCTAAGGGATTTGTTTCCACAACTCCAAAAAATGGATATCCATTGTTTGCCAAATTCAACAGATTATTAATTTCAAAAATTGATGAGTTTGGCTGATTGAAATCTCCAAGTCCTAAACTTAAGGCATCATATATATTACCAGCAGTTTTTGATAACTCTAAGATAATTTCTTCTATTTTTGATGATATTGCCATTTTAAATAATTATACCCAACTCATTTTGGATGTATGTTTCAAGTGCTTCTGGTAAACCCTCTTCAGATACTGACCAAAATGTCCTGAAGTCTGGATCCCAACCGGAATTGCCAACCCAGTTTGAAATAATAGATTTGACCAAACTATTTTGATTATTATATATTTCTAGAATTTGTTCATAATTT